ATCGTCTCCGCTACTCAGACGACTCGTAGTGGCTATGGCAGTAGTGATATTGATCTTACTGACACGAGTGAATCCTTTGGTCTCCCTGCTACTGCTGACCTCATGTTTGCTCTTATCTCGACTGAGGAACTTGAAGGGATGAATCAAATAATGGTCAAACAATTAAAGAACAGATACAATGATCCTACTATGAATAAAAGATTCTGTGTAGGTATTGACAGAGCGAAGATGAGGTTGTATGATGTAGAGGAATCTGCACAGGATGACCTTGTTGACTCTGGTCAAGAAGAAGAAAAGGTTGATCTAGTTAAAAGATTTACATCAAAGAAAACTTTTAGTGAACTAAAGTATGATTGATTTTGAAAAGTATACTGAATTTGTAAATGCTGTTACTTCCGAAGACAGTAAGTATGGTGGTCATTTTAAAGACCGTGTAAGAGAATTAGATTCTAAAGAATTTAAAACCCATAGAGCATTAACTGCTGCACTAGGACTATGTGCTGAGTCAGGTGAGTTTACAGAAATTGTTAAGAAGATTGTCTTCCAAGGTAAACCAGTTACTAAAGAAAATCTATTTCATATGAAACGTGAACTAGGTGATATCATGTGGTATTTTATACAGGCATGTATTCTCTTAGAGACTACACCAGAAGAGATCATTGAAATGAATGTAGATAAGTTAAAGAGTAGATATCCTGGTGGAGAGTTTGATCCCCACTATTCTGAAAATCGTAAAGAAGGTGACCTATGATTGGAAAACTTGATCCAGAAGAAAGAGTTTTAGGACGTGAACCTATGCAACTCACACCAAAATTGATTAGTGAAATCAATGAATACATGGCACATACAAAAAAAGATGGGTCATACAACTGGTTACCTACTGATGAGTATGAAGTTCAAATAGCAGGTACGTTTGCAGCAGATAGATTTATTGTTATTAAGAACAAATCAAAGAACCCAGTGGTCTCTGCTCAACCTCATCCTCATTTTGATTATGAGAAGAAGGTCTTTACTAAAGATGGTAGAGAGGAGTATATGAAAGAACAGAAGATAAATAAAGATAAAGATCAAAAAGAGTAATGCAATACCTATCAGGTGGCGAACAAACTACTATCAACTCTACTATTACAGAATTGTTTCCTGCATTGGCATTCAACACAGGAATGAAGTTTAATAATGCTACTGATTTGGAAGAGTATATTGATAATTTAGATTTGAATTCTCCTAAGGCAAGAAGATCATTTGTAAACAATACAAATATCAAGGCAGCATATAGTTATATTAATAAGATGGATCAGATAAGACCATCTATGAAGAAGACTAAACTTGAAAATGCTGTAGGTATTTTAAATTACCTATACAAATATAATAAATCAAGACCAATCAAACAAGTTGTCTGGGGATATAGAGAAAAACCAAGAGGAGTTCCTTATAGTCATGCAGGTGACATATTTTTAATTCATCGGAACGATAAGATTGCACCTAAGATTGTAGGTATCAGTTTAAAAGCAGGAACTGCAAAGTCTAAAGAACCTAAATTAAACTCATATGTAGGAACAACCTTAAGAAAGAGTGCTTGGAAGAGAGCATACCCTAGAGCAATTGATAATTTAAAAGATAAATTGTGGAAAGAAGTTTATTCTCAAATTCCTGGTTTACCTTTGAAGGGTAGTAAAAAAGTTGATAAGAATAATTGGTTAACCTTAAGTAATACAAGACAGAAACCAAATCCAATTTTGGTTGATGCGGTTTTAAATTTATTTCAAACAAATCCAAAACAGTTTGATGCTCTCTATGTCAAGATGAATAAGATATGTAGAGAACATTTAGTCGAAATGATTAACGGTAATCTAAATGCAACTAAGTCATGGATTAGAGAAGAGTTTAGATTGCAAGAACAGAACGTTGATGTGCCTATGGTTTTAGTAAAAGCGATTGGAAAAAATGCAAACTCATCATCAACGGATCCCCTAAGAGATATTCTACCAAAGGCAACTAAGGTCAAAGCATATCTTAAATCTGGTTCTGTTCAAGAATGGTTTATTGATGTCATGGCAAATGGTAGAGAAAAATTAACACTATCAATGACAATTAGAAGTGATTCTGAATATAGAAAGACAAAACAGAAAGGTAAACTAGGAGCATACATGATGCTCAAGTTACTTTACAGAGGGTAGACAGTTAACAAAGTGTCCACTATCACTCGCTTTTCCCCTGCGACATGCTATAATATTAGTATACAGACAGAGGACACCTTGCCTAATAAACACCTTGAGCACCTTGAAGATCTTATCTTTTCTGGTCGTAAGGAAGCGTTGGATGCAGCGTGGTCTGCACTTAACAAACCAGAACTGAGTGTTAAGTGGGATGGTGCTCCTGCTATCGTCTTCGGCACAAACCCTGCAAATGGCAAATTCTTCGTTGGAACCAAATCCGTTTTTAACAAACACAAGATCAAGATCTGTTATGATCAAACAGATATTGACAAACTTTACAATGGCAACCTTGCGGACATTCTGCGCTTATGTCTTTGGAAGCTTCCTCGTATCAGTGGAATTGTCCAAGCTGATTTCATTGGAGTCGGAGGGGGCAGTGTTTATCGTCCTAATACTTTGGAGTATCATCTTCCCTCTCCGATCCTTAGCGATATTATCCTTGCTCCACATACTTCTTATACCGAAGTTCACCCAAATGCTGTTGGCAGCATTCGCCACGATCTACCTTCTACATTATCTAATTGTTATTTCCTAGGTAAGAAAGAAGCAGATGCATCTGTTGCTAAAAATCCTTTCTTCAACTGGGTCAAGTTTCTTAGCAGACTTCCTAGATGCAAAGTTCCTAGCGAGAAGGTACGTCCGCATATTCAGAAGCATATCAATAGGTTTTTCCGTTGTGATTTACCAATTCCTTCAGCAGAATTTTTGTATACTACTTTACCTGATAAATATAAGTATGAAGTTAATGTTACCACATTCAAAGTGTGGCATATGTTGTTTCAATTGAAGCAGAATTTATTGAAGAACATCGTTGTTGATGGAACTGTGAAATGCTACATAGATGGACTACCTTCAGAACATGAGGGTTTTGTAACTGTTTCAGATTCTCCCTACAAAATTGTAGATAGATTGACTTTTAGTAAAGCGAACTTCAACCTTAGTAAAAATTGGACGAATGAAAAAATTTAATGCTTTTCTAATAGAAGCACAAAGATCTTTCGCTGCTAAAGAAGCGGAAAAATTAAAACTTAAACATGTAGGTTACGGTAAGTATGCAGACGTATCTGGAAATGTAACTCACATGTCCAAGGATGGTAAGCTTGTAAAAATTACCAAACAAGATTTAGAGAGGACACAACAGAATGGAGGAGAAGAAACTGAAGGAGGCGAAGGTCAGGTCGATCAAGGTGCAATATCTATTACATTTGGAAGATTTAATCCACCTACTATTGGGCACGAGAAATTACTTAAAAAGGTAGCACAACAAGCAAAAGCAAGTGGAGGAACGTATAGAATATACCCCTCAAGAACAGAAGATCCTAAGAAAAATCCTCTTGATACAGGAACTAAAATTAGATTTATGCGACAAGCATATCCTGATCATGCAAATGCGATCATTGATAATGAGGAAATGAGAACTATCTTTGATGTTCTTACTGCTCTTGACAATGATGGGTATAGTTCAGTTAATATTGTAGTGGGTGGTGATAGAGTTAGTGAATTTAATTCATTAGCAACGAAGTATAACGGTGACTTATATACGTTTGACGATATTAAAGTAATATCTGCAGGTGATAGAGATCCTGACGGTGAAGGTGTAGAAGGAATGAGTGCATCTAAGATGCGTAAAGCAGCGATGGAAGGTGATCAAGAGTCTTTCAACAAAGGTATACCTGCAGCAATGTCTAAGAAAGATAAAGAAGCGATGTATCTAACACTTAGACAATCAATGAATGTAAAAGAATCGTTTGAGGATTTTGCTGAAGCATCATATCATCTATATGAGATCGCTCCTAAATTAGACCCTCAAGGTTTAAGAGAAGCATACTATGATACTGGAATGTTTGAAGTAGGTACGTTTGTTGAGAATGTTAACACAGGTATTACAGGTAAAGTTGTTAGTCGTGGTTCTAATTATGTAATATACATTGATGAACACGATAATATATTCCGTTCATGGTTGAAAGACCTTGTTGAGACTAAGAATTCTGTATATGGTTTTGAATTTACACCTGCAGGAGAACTAGGAACTGATGAATTAGCAGCGTATGTTAGAAAAATGACGCCAGGAGAGTTCATAAAGAAGATAAATAAAAAAGTAAAGGTTAAAAAGTAAGATGAATTTAAAAGACCTACCCGATATGAGTGCTGCATACCAAGAGGTGCAGGAAAAAGCAAAGAAACTAGATCCCGTTGGTAAAGAAGACGGTGATGTAGACAATGATGGTGACAAAGATTCATCTGACAAGTATTTGATGAAGCGTCGTAAGGCAATCTCCAAAGCAATGAAGGAGCATCATCAGAAAGATGAGAACGGTAATGTCATCGAGCATGATGAGGAAGAAGTAGAAGAAGCATACACAGTAACTAATGCTGACAAGAAGGGTAACACA